AGGCCACCAGATAGGCAGTCTCAACTGGCTCAGGAGGCGTTTGGTAGCGCTCCAATTTCGACTGATGCGTTAGCTTAACGCAGCGCATACTATGCAACTTCCTCTGGCGCGATGTCGTCTGTGTGCTCTGCGACAGGGGCAGCTTCGACCGGAGCTGGTGTACCTGGCTTGAATGGGTCGCCATCCACAAACAGTTCATTGATGTTGAAACCAAAATCCTTGATTTCAGCCCACGCCTTTGCAATTTCTGGTGTGACGTCTGAATGTGGCGACGCAATAGTTGTGTATTTTGTATCATCCTTTGTGGTTCCGGTGCGAGTAACAGTGATGTTGTAGTTTAGTGGTGACCCCCATTCCTCGTTTCGGGCATAACTTTCAATCGCGCCTTGGATTGTCTTGCTAATGAATGACAACACTTCGACACGTCCAGTCTTGTAATTCCAGACCGGCATCGCCCAAAAGTGATTAAGCTCACCATGCTTGAACGCTGATGTATCGGCTGGCTTTTCGTTCATCCTAAAGCGAAGCGGGATATCCTTACCATCTACTGTTTTCCAACCCTCAAATCCAAAAATTGGCTTCTCTAGGATGCGGAATTTATGCGCCCCAACTTCCTTAAACTTCATGTATCGTGACTCTGATTTTGGCACCTCATAATTCGCTGGTGCGTTTCCAAAAAAGTCATCATTTGTTTGTGTCATAAAAATATGTTTATTAGTTTCTTAGTAGCTTTCTATAAGTTCCTCTGAGTTCACTTTGCCCGCTGCCACCGCGTTTTTGAGGATCGTGACAACAATAATGTCAAGTTTGGACCTGCTTACGCCGAGCAGCTGGGCGGCAGAGACGGCACCTATCCGTCCGTGCAAGTAGTCGCCGAGCACCTTGTTGTGGCTCGTTTTGAGCTGGTACTTTGATTGCATAGCTTTTCTTAATTTATAATCATCTCCGCGACCCTTATATACTAGCACGCCAGCCTGCACGCGTGCAAATGAGTTATACACACACCAAAAAACCGCCCACAGGCGGTGATTCGGATATGAAAGTATTGGTTCGTTTTTAAGAAGGATGTGCAACCAAGGAACGCCACACCCCATTGTCCGGTGTGGATTGCCTTAATTATATCACTCTATCAATAGGGTCGGAAGTAGCAAGGCGCAGCAGAATGTCAACAATTGACTTGAATACGACAACGTAGCCCGCCATATCAAGCTCTGTAAGAGCTACAACTACAATGCCTGATACCGCTTGTACGACTGCAAGCCAGAATGTCCTACTGTGTAAAAGTGTTTTCATGATTTATTTTTTAGTCAGTAACCCCACGACTGTTTTTGCCAAAGAAAGGACTGTGAGCTGTAGCTGGCGCATGGTTGGCGTAGCTACGTTGTCCTCAGCCCCGACCAGGTATGGCGCTGGGTCGATTGCTCCTTTGAAGCCGTTGCTGTACCCGATCACATCAACTTTGATATTTGACCCTGCATAGCTCCACCCGCCCCGCCTCGGTCGCTTCATCAAGCGCAAGCCTAGGTGCAAGTGTGTTCCAGCGTACGGGTTGCTTTTCCAGAATGGTGTCTTGCCTGAAACCACAAAGCCTGTGTTGCCCATGGTGGCGATTTTCTGCCCCGCGTATACCTCGTCCCCGATGTTCACAAAAATGGTGTTGCAGTGCCCGTAAGTCCACTCATGGTAATAGCCATCTTTGCCAGGCTCGTTTGAGATAAAGCGAACGTGACGACCATAGCCCTGCGGATTGTCGTTCACTTCGATAACTGTGCCATCCTCTACGGCGAACATATCGGAGCCGTGGGGCCGCACTATATCAACCCCATTGTGCCCCTTCATATCCATAAAGGCATAGAGGGCTGGATTCTCTGCAAACCACTGGGTTACGTCACCAGCGGGAAATAGGGACTGCTTGTAGCCTTTAACTGGGTTTTTCATATCTAAAATAGTGTGCTGATAAGCTTGTTGGCTACTAGACCGACCACAAAAACTAGTAGCGCCCATATGGTCATGGCTTTTGTTTGCCATGTTTTGATTTGTTCAACGTCCTCTTTCACTGTTTGTAGTTCGGTCTTTAGCTCGGTGAGTTTTGCATCGCGGTTTTCGCTGGCTTGAGCTATTGATGTGAGTAGTACTTGCTGGCTGTTCACGGAAGTGGTTAGTATTTCCATTTTTGCCATTAGCTGAATCAGTATTTCTTTCTGTGAAAAGTTATCGTTGCTCATGTGTGGTTATTGTAGCATGGGGACAATTCGCGTCAGCCATAATTAAATGTCCATGATTCTGACAACCACGCCGATACCACCGCCCAATGTAACAGGCACAAATGTAAGATCATCAGATGGCGTCACGGGGACAGAAATGTACATGTGAGCTGATGTGCTAGTCGCGAGCAAGACATCACTGTTGACTTGCGCCACGCGCCCTGTGCCGCCTTGAGACACCATAATTGCGTCCAGATGAGCATAGGCTTTGGTGGTGGACAGTGTCCTCGCAATAAAGCCTGATACAGGGACACGGTTCTTTGGTCGATAGATACTCTGTGAGGTGACTGCCACCCCGATTTTGCGCTCTATGGTTCCGGCGGCTGTGGCAATAGCGCCATTTGTGTTACTTAAGTAGTAGGTATTGCCCTGCGTGACAGTTAGACCAATTGGTAGCGACGAAGTATCAACTAGAATTGATTGATTTATGGTTCTTGCCTCCTGTGCAAATCCTATGAAGTTTAGACGATAACTCCAAGCTGAGGCGGAAGCCTTATAGACCTTTCCATCGCTTAAATCCAAGGCCACCGCGTCATTGGCAGCAATCGTCTCGCCAGCGGTGTATGTTGTCAGATAGTGCGTTGCGTCAATTGTATTGCCGGTGCCATTCAGTTTACTCATACTAGTCTATTGTTATTTCGTAAGTAATAATTGCATCCATGCCCGTAGACTTTGTAAAGGCAGGAGTGATGTTTGATCTAGCAAACAATCGCGTCCCACAGAATAGACCAAACTCACGGTAGGTGCCGTTTGCCAATTCAGCATCAGTAATGAAGAACGACAGTGTTAGTACCTTAGCAGTAGTGGCCTTTGTGCGGATGGGTATGCCGGACAAGACAGACGCCACAAGGGCAGTGTCACTTTCGGCTGGGGCGGTGGCACTGGTGCCAATTGATGCCGAAGTAATCTCCAGAGGTAGGCTTGTGTCGCCAGCCAATTGGCGGGTGATGAGACCTACGCCGTTGGACAGGCCAGCCATGACAAGATTGTTAATCCAGTCAGTGTGACCAAGTACCTTCCCGTCTTTAAGAGTTGTGATTTTGTAGCGCCCGCGCATGTTGATTAGTTATATTTTGAGAAACCGTAGACTGCCGAGCCATAAGTATATGGACCCGTCTGTGTGGCTACTGTTCCCATTGTATCAGACGAGCTAATAACGTCAGCCAGCTCAATGTAGGACACAAGAGTCAATTGCTCGTCCACGGTCAAGTTTTCCTTAAGCAATAGCTTCTGCAACACTGTGATGATGCCCACCGTCTTTACAGTTGCCACTGTAACGCTCCAAATACCGTCATAGACAGCGTCTGTAGACAAAAACGAGTAACCCACCTTCTGAATGACAAAGTCCTCGTCTAGCCCCCTTAATGGGTCAATGATACGTACGACCTGACCTGAACGTAGTCCTGCTTTGTATGTGTCAAAACTGCCCTCGGCAATGGATGCGCTGTAGGCTCTAAGTTCCGCCAGGGCGCGCTCTAGTGCTTGATCCTGTGAGGAGATACTGTCGTCTGTGATTGGAAACTCGTACTCACCGTACTCGGAGATAGACAAGGCGTTAGGGACGTTCACGATAATTGGCGCAAGTGGTTGCCCTATCAGCTCTATATTTGTGGTTCCAGAACTAGGCAGTGGTGGGATATTTCCTGCCGTAAAGCGTACGTACTTTTCATTAAAATTCCACATGCAGTCAAATGACAGGTCGTCATTTAGGTAGTCTATACCCACAGTCTGAGCTACCCCGTCCACCGTCACGGTTGGCATAGTGGCAAACTTGTACTGGGTGGCAAACGTAGTTGTCTCGCCGTTACCGGCATGAAGCACGGTTCTAGCAGGTGATGGAATGTCACCACCTTGAACAATGATGCGGTTTCGGATTTGAGAAATGTCTTTAGTGATGGTCAAGCTCTCGCGGATATAATTACCAGACTCAATCACAAATGGCGCTGGCTCGCCTGATGTGGCAAAAAAGTGGATGTCTTTATAATAGTCCACATACCAGTTGTAGTTAACGAGGTCAGCCAGCTTGCGCAAGCACTCGGACACAGTGATACGGTTAAAGGCAATGGACGCCACTTCGATGTCAGCCAAAACACCCGACACCGTGAATGTTGGGGCGTATTTGGTGACTATATCAGCAATGATGTAGGCGATTGTCTGGTTCGTGTACCGCTCGGTTACAAGTTTTCGGTTCAAGAAAAACGTGTAGTCTATGGCATTGATGCTGTAGATGAGCGAGTTTGTCCCCGTCATTTCATCAGAAATCGTAGTAATGACACCAGCGAATATGCGGGTAGCGCCACGGGTTACGATCACCTCATCGTTTAGCGCGGGCACGTAGGTATCTGAGAGGGTAGGCTCTACAGTAAAATCCATCGTGTCCACCTGGCTGTTGATGGTGTCATTGATGGATAGGGAACTGAGCTTGGAAGTGCGGTCTACACCTGCAATGGTGACAGTTATCATAGACGGTTGTTGTTCTTTAGCTTGCGGATAATCATGTCCCCGACTTTCTCAGCCATATCGCGCTCGCCCATGAAGCTGTTGCCTGTGATGGTGAGGTAGATTGGTGAGCCCCCCGCTATAGCTGGCTGTAGGGCGTTGTTCGGCACGATCTGCCCGCTGGTGCCAGGTACAAACAGCTCTGGCCCGACTTCGCCCACCATATATGGGGTGTTACGGATGACGGTACCACCTACCGCCTTACCAGTGATGCTAGCTCCTCGGGATAAGATGTCACTGATTGAGCTGGATATCTTGCTTGATGCACCTTTGGCTATTCCGCCAGCAAGAGACAATGCCTTTTCAGCAAGGTCGATGACCTTCTGAATTGGTTTTGTGAGTAGCTCCATTGAAGACGTGATACCAGAGACAACACTGTCAAATATCTCCCCTATCGAAGTCCAAATACTTGAAAATACTTCTTTAACGGCGGTCCATGTGCCAGTCCAACGCTCAAGAATGAATGTCAGTGTATCACTAAAGGCAAACTTAACTCCCTCCCAAACACTACCTAAGAATTCAGATAGGATCGCGAGCAGCTCCTGCGCCTTTGTAATTAAAGATGACAACATTCCCTCCCAGCCTGGGAGAATAAAGTCAAATAATTTTGCATATAAACCAATAATGAAGTCTACCGCAAGCCAAATCACTTGCTTAATGCCTCCCCAAACGGCAGCAAATGTATCACTGATGGACTGCATGACGATACTAATGCCTAGCTCAAAGTTCTCAAATTTTTCACTCATCCAACCAATGATGCTATCCCAGTTCTTCCACAATAGATAAATAGCGCCAGACACAAGAGCAATAGCAGCAACAACTGCGAGTATAGGTAGTGTAACCAAACCAATGGCCGCTCCAAGCAACGAAATACCGGCAATAACTGGCGGTAGGATTAGTCCCAAGGTACCTAATACAGCTACAATTCCGGCCAGCGCACCAGCGATTAGCACAATGTTTCCTAGCAGCTCTGGGTTGGATTCAGACCAGTTTGCAAACCGTTCAATCATAGGCTGTAGCACTTCGGTCAATCGTTCAAAGGCTGGCACCAATGCCTTGCCCAGATTCTCGCTGATGTTTTCCCATGTTCTGCTCATCTTTGCGGACGCAAGGTCTACCCCCGCCACGGTGTCGGTTGTTTCTCGTAGGTTTTGTGCAAATCCCTCCTGCAAAGCGGCAACCTTTTCTGTCTCTGTTCCATAGAGGATCATACTCTGCTGTGCTTCGGTGAAGCGAATACCAGACCTTTCAAGAACACCGAACTGACCATTGAGTGCTTTCGCAATGGTGTTGGCGCTCTGGATATAATCCTCTGATGTAGCGTTTACGCCCGACTGATTGACCGTTAGATCAGCAAGGGATTTTGTAAGCGTTACCACGTTCTTGGTCTGCAACCCAAACGTTGAGAGCTGAGCGACACCCATATTTAGGCTATCTGCATCCACGCCTGCCTTCTTTTCCAGCGCCGCCGTAAGCTTGTTTATTTCATCAACCTGCCCGCGTGTGCCTTTGGACACGTTTATTACTGCATGTTCTAGCTGACGCTGGGCGCGCTCCACCTCGGCGTAGGCTTGGACGCTTTTGTTTGCTCCAGCGGCGATGCCAGCAAGTGCAGCCGTTCCGGCTACAGCCATCTTCTGAAATGCAGGCTGTAGATTTTCAAGTTTGCTTTTGAAACTGGACGTTGCCTCCGAAACGCTAGCTAGTCCCTGCTTTACACTGGCAAAAGCCTCTTTGGTATTATCGAGGCCGTTGACTGTTACTAATACGTTCGGATTCATTGTGTAGGTGTTTTACTATTCCCCTGATAAAGAAGTCTGGTTGTTTGTAGAACGTATGGAAGTCCCAACCAAACCTCTCGCATATTATGATGATATTGGTTAGGTTGACTCCTTCATTTTTTTTTGGACTTCGAGTACGTTCTCATAAATAAAGTCGTAGTCTGCCTCGAACATCTTTTGTGTTCGTTCAAAACAACTTGTGATGTCTCCATCAATCGAAACTAGGGACGCTCTGAGCAAGGCATGTTTTTCAGCTAGTGCCATCTTCTTCATGTCAGTTACTTCAAAGGTGGTTCCATCGTTAGTCTTTACGAACTCCTGCGGTGCGCTGGTCACTGTTTCCCGCTCCGCTCCGGTTAGCATGGTTTTGATAACCACTACGTGCTTACCTACTGGGGTGGTGATTTCCTTGGTGTATTCCATATTATGCAGCGTTGTAGTTAGCTTTCTCATTAACGAGTGACACAGTGATAGCCTTAGCCTCGGTATCATCGTAGTGGGCTACGAATGACACTTCCTCTGTCACAACATCATCAAGTGGGCGTGTTTCACTGGTTGTGAATGTCACGTTAGGCAATGTGATTGTGATTTCAGGATTTGACGACACGCCGATGTTTTGTGCGGTGTTTACGACACTGATCTGAATGGCCTTAGAAGTGTTTGCAATAGCAAGCTCGCGGTATGTGTCGTCTGTCTTGTCCATGTTGAACTTACCAGACACAGATAATAGCTTTGCAATCATATCCACTGGACTTTCACTAGAGATACAAAGCTTCTCGCGTGAACCGCGGTCTTGTTCTAGGGCAAGGTCAGTAACACAAACAATTGGTGCGGCTGCTAGACCTGCCACGTTATCGGCAACCTTTAGAGTGACAAACTGGTGCGGTACAAGCGGATCAGAGTTTGAGTACCCCGCTGTAAAGTCCGCGTTCGTTACTTCTGTCAGCCCCTTAATAGATACAGAACCGTTAATAACGTCATCAGTCGTAAACTGCATACTCATCTTAGACACTACTGCGCCATTTACTTTCTTGTGTGGGAACGTTCCACGCGCAAGAGAAAGAGCGAGCGTCGGTTGCTGGATAGCAGGGTCAAGAGTGAAAGTGTGACGATATACAACCGTTTCGCCAGCTTCAACAGCACTAGACACACCTCCCAAAAAAGACTTTAGGAAGTAGCCAATGGTACGCATACGTAGGTTTAGAGCCATATCGCCCTCCACCTTTTTCATTGTTACCACTTGCCCTTGTGAGGCCACACCTGTTGCTTTCGTTTCTTTAATGTCTACCTTTTCAACAACCGTCTGAACTGTGGCGGGTTCACGGCTTCGGACATAGTCCTGTGCAGCCACCCATGTTCCGCGTGTTGCTTCAACAGCAACTCCGACTGCGTAATTTTCACCTCGTGTTAATGCCATACGTTAGTTATTAGTTTTGATAAGCTCCTTTGCTTTTGATAATGCTTCTTGAAACGACACTGCTTTGACAGAGACACCAAGAGTAGGGAAGTTGAATGTTTGTTCAACGCCGTCCTGAACCTGCATGTCTGCGGTCATTGCGCTTGTACGTGTTTGTATATCTTTCTTCATGAATTAAGTATATCACGCACGGTCTTGATGGACTGTGACGGCTAACTGCATCATCGCCATACGCATAGGAATGTCGGCATTGTTGCCATAGCCCCAGGTGACATCACTGGCGCGTAGCCAGCCGTTTGGCAGGTCTAGGCACTCTGGTTTTTCAAAGACAGTGCGGTACAGCTCCCCGATTGCGTCTGATATAGCTTTCTCTGCCAGTTCCCTGCTCGCCTCGGTGTTGTCAAATTGGTAAACGACATAGAGGTTAAAGGTCAGGGTCTTTTTGTCTGTGGATGTTGACGCCCATAGGTTATCAACACTGCCGTACTCCAAAACGTAGGCTGGGTACGACGAATACTCTGGCACTGGCGCGCGGTAGAATACTGCATCGGCTGTGGAAACGGCATTGATGCGAGCAATGATGGCCTCGCGGATTTCTTCTGGTAGGTACATATTAGATGTTTTTAAGGGTATTGCTGATAATCTTGCGGGCTTCCGTTTGTATAAATGCCTCGCTGTTGCCCAATGCGGTTGTCAAAAACGGGGTTTCTTTGCGCTTCATACGGTTCTGATGGTACGGCGCTCCGTGTACAAAGCCCGAATAGTTTGCAAAGGACTTGACGACACCAGCGATAGGTGAGGATTTGATAAAGCGGATTTGACGGCGCAGGTTTCCGTGTACCACTGGCGCTTCGACCTTTGCCTCGCGCTCCACCTTTGCCCCGACACGTTCTGAGAACTCGCTGAGGGCTTTGCCTGTTGCCACTGGGTAGCGTTCGGCAAACTTGAGCAACATAGAGCTGTCCACGCCTATGTTTATTCTCATATGCCCCGCAAATTAGCCTCATAATGCCGCGACCCTATGCGGAACTTGTGAGCGACCACCCCGAATACCTCGTAGTGTAGCCCTGCATTGTCCACCAGCTTGTCCCCGATGCGCACCTCCCCGTCTGAGAACATGCGGTACTCCTTCTGCAAGCGTCCCCACTCGCCGTTCTGGTAGGTGGGTGAAAGGGGCTGGATGTGACACGCGATACTACCCGCCTCGGCAAAGGTGGTCTTGTTTCCGGTCACGGTCTTGCGAGAGATGGTGACTGTTGAGGTGTAGTGATCTGAAAGCATGTTAAAAGGCAATTACCTTGTACCCGTCTAGGATTTGCATGGCGCGGGCATAGTCAGCGCGCTCCTTTTCGTCTTTGTACGTCACCTGGTACTCGCCAACCTTTTCCGACCGGACTCCGTCAGTCTGCTTGTTGCTTTGGTTCACGATACCAGCCACGAGCACTGTGCAAGCATACTTGATGTCCTCTGGAAGTGCTGTGAAGTAGCCAAACTTGCCCGTTACAGACACGTTCTGCATACCCACGGTGAAAGTATCACCATAGCGCTTTAGCAGGTATTTACGGACAGAATTGGACGGATAGGCATAGGCTGTAATGGTTACACCATCAACTGTGACCGCACCTAAATCGTTTACGTCATCAATCTTTAGATCGTCCAAACCGTTTCCGTCATAGGTGCGCGTGGTTGCTGTTTCTTCTACGAGGGTGCGCCCTGTGTATTTATCCATAAAGCGAGACATGGCGGTTATCCACGCCGTGAGCTGGGCATCAAACGAAATGTCTATGTTTGTGAGCAGGTAGCTTTGTACCGCAGATTTGTCTGTGTAGTTCATGCCCCCAGTATACCACTGTGTTTAGAAGCATTATCCTCGTCCAAAATATCCTCGATGGAACGCCATGCGCCATAGCGAAACATGACCCAGCTCCACGGGATAAGTGTCAGGCCACAGTAGTAGATGGCTGTCACTAAGTAGTGCCACCACAGTCGGCTATCGGCCCACATGCACCGGCACATGTCCAAATCTGCCTTAAGTTTATCTTTTGGACCGCCACCACGGGCATAGTTAAAGTCGTGTTGACGGCAATTCGCCGTAAATATGAAGTCTGGGACAAGGGTGCAACCGTTGCCGTAGGTAGCGCGCTGGTGTGGCGACAGGTCGGAAAACGTTGGCTTCATGCTATGAGGCTAGGAAGAAAGGTATCAGTCCTGATTTAGCGCCTGATACAGTTCCATTTATGCGGAAGTTCTTGCAGCGCGTTGTTTCCTGTGTCCAAACACCGGCAAACCACCCCCAAGCTTTACCGTCCGCGTATGTTGGTGAGGTAGTGTCTGTTTGCCACCGATATTCGTCATTTGTCGATCCCGTCAGTGGCCGCAAAATTGCGTAGTACTGCACGCCAGCAGTTAGATTAACTGGGGTAGCAAAGGTAATTGTGTTCCACGCAGCAGAACCGTAAGCAGATAGAACGGCTGTAGTGGTAAATGTTTCAGTCTTTACTAATGTACCAGCAGGTGTTGCCCCGCTGTATATTTCAAGCGCAAATGTGCCCGAAGCGGCAGCACCCCTGCTACCGAATATTGCAATACTTTCGACAGAGGCATTTGATGGTATCTTGAATGCCTGAGCGTGATAACCTACCGTGCCGTTGTTTTCATAGTCGTCATTTGAACCTTCATAATTAGTCAATATCGCCATATCCTACCCACGAACAATCAGCGCCTTAATCTCAGCTCTCTTTTGGTCAATAACCAACTGCGCCTGAGCATTAGCTTGCGCGGTGTACAACTCAATTGCTTCGCGCGTTTGAGTACGTATCTCAGTTTCCATACGCTGGATGAATAGTGCGACCATATTTTCATCAAACCAATCCTGCATCCACTCCAACCGACTTTGTGGGTTTGGCTTGCGCATCTCCTCGAGGGAGTATGGTGTATCGCGTGGTGGCAGTTCAGCCTCAGTCTTTTGGACATACTGCGGATATAGATACTCAGAAAGATATGTGAGCATGTCATCTGGCACTGTAATTGAGCGGCTAAAGGTGTGTTGTATTGGTGTATTTTGGTCTTCTGGCATGATATTTGTGATCTC